AGGTTGTTGTTGGGATTAAAGCACCCGCCTCAGAATTTGTTGTCATTATAATATAAATGTTGATAAGAATCTCAAAACGTCATCCCCAATTTGGAAAGGACGAGGTTTTGAAGCGTTGAATACCCACCACCCAGTGTAGCGTCACCTAAGGCTCCTACAGCCTTGGCCGCCAGCTGGATGACTGGATAATTCAACACCTTCGTTAAAGTTGTGGTATGTCCGATAGGGTCGACATGTGATTCAATTACGACGCCTGGAACCATGCTGCCTGACACAGTAGAGATAGATGGAGTTCCCTCCAAATGTATAATGTACTTAATCTCTGCTATGTTTACGGAAGCCGGACATCCTTCAAAACGCATCACAAATGCGTTCCAACCCAAATTGTTTTCAGAGTTCACGTTATCTCTTGACGTGTATTGGACTACTCCCGCGGCGTTTGTGACATCACCGGATACCTGACTAAGGGTACTACCGATATCCACATTCGAGTTGGACGAACGGAAATCAAATGCACTCGGCCCCAAAGGGCGTGCTTGAAATCCTAATTCCTGAGCAATCAAATCCTGCATGGTCACTTCTTGGGCAAACGGCAACTCAATTAAGTTACCAGTAAAGCCGTTAGTGCCATTCGCTGGTCCAAAACCGAGCGAGACAAGAGTTATTCCATTGTTGTTTAAAGCATTCGCTGCTAAATCGATAGGTCCTGGCAGTAGTCCACACACAGGGACAGGTGCCACTAACACTCGACCAGTTGCAGTAGTCGGAGGCATGAGATTGCGAACTTCCCATCCTGCTCCTACGACCCTATAATTTGATAATGAAGCCAAGAGATTGGCTACGGTCACGGGGGCCCAAGCGGTTGTTGTTCCTGCATACTGTGTTGATCCTGACCCTGATATTGAACCACCTGTCATGTCGAGTGATCCGAGAAAGGGATGGGGATACAGTGCGAGGGAAGCTATGCCCTGAGCGTTAGACTGCACTATGATAGTGCCCTCTGCATGATAAGTGGCAGTAGGGAAACTATACATGTCAGGCACTTGCGCACCCACTGCACCAGTCGCGAACGGGCTCGATAATGCGAGCGCGTAACGTTGGAGTGGTGAGGGTTCGATTCGTTTGTATGGGACGATCGATCGGGGTAAAGCTTGCTTTCTGGCTTGTTTTGCTTTAACTGTTTTCGTTTTGTGAACTTGAGAAATTTTTGAAGATTTTGCATTCATTGCGTATATATGACGTGACTATGCTGGGAACAGTTGTCAAGCTGTAGGCCTTCCTGAAGGGCCGCATTATCCACACACGTTTTAGAGTCCCCGGTGCACCATCATCTTGGTAAACAAGTGATGATTCCACACGGAGGCCAATCCACCCGTACTCTCCAAGTGGCTCCATAAGTATTGTTCAAGGCTATCAAGATCTCTCTTATCTAAGCCATATGCTTCCTGGAACCACCTGTAAACCGCAGGCGAAGGTCTGGTTTCCCCAGAACTCAGTGCGTGCGGGCGGTATTGCCAACCACCCGTCTTGCCTTTCACCGTCATCGACGTATAAAAATGGTAAAACACTCGCGACACAGGCATACAGGAATTCAACGTATTTGACAGTTCGTTTCCTTTCAGCCTTGCGAGTGGATCTACGGCCGTGGGCAACACGGCATCGGTAAAACCGATTTTACAGACTCGTCTACTAACTATTGGTATCAGCGCCCATTCAGTCAAGGGATGTTCCACTGGTACAAATTCACAAGAACAATACGTCGGAAAAGTGCTCAACAATATTTTGGGTTCTAAACCCAATGCCTTGATAGCTCCCTCCATACGGACAACAATCTCTTCGGATTTCATACCACTCTTGTAGGCTATAAGATTGTCATCCCCCAGACCTATCATATAATAGTCTGTGATGCCCAACATAGCCAACGCATGATCATGTGCTGCGAAATTGCATACCGTATTGCCTATAGATGTATTTTGGTCGCCTGATTTCCTAGTATATTTCACTTTGTACTTGTGGAAATTACCAAACCCCGTCGTCGTGGCTTGATTCTTCAGAGCGTTACGTGCTGTAGGTGGCATATTAAACAGTTCATAAAATCGCGTTTCAAACTCGTACGACCCACTACTCTGTGTGGCGTCATAACTACTGAAATCGTCTTCTATAAACTTGTAGCCATTCCTCAACATGTCACCGTACCATCTACCAACATGTTCGGGTGTTGACCCGGACGTGTACCCATACCTCGGCCAATTCCCGTCGCATGAAATGAACGACTTGGCGAGTGATTTGGATACGCTACTCATAAAAGGTCCCAATGCTATATTGGTAGTAGCGCTTGCTAAACCTTGGATTCCTCTGGGTGCTTTGTCTCTTAAACTGCCATTAATAGGCGGCACTTGGGTTTCCATCTTAATAAAGAAATTACGGTAATGTTGTTTGGCTTCCTCGAACCGCTGCTGGTCCGACGTACTTTGAAAATTTTTATAGCTTAGAGCTTTATCCTTCGGGAGAGATAAAAGCCACTGTGCAGTAGTCATAGGTTCGAAAAGACACTGTCTATACAGTACCTCTGCGAAATCCCTATTTCCCCGTTTAGTTGCTTTTTCCCAGGCTTGCGAGTTAGTGGCAAAATTTTGCGCTGGCGTTAAATGCCGACCTAGCAGACTGATTCTTTCATTCTGACTGGTATTGGCAAATACACCCGGTAAAATACTTAAACACGCAGGCCCGTAGAGGCAAAATTCACCTATGTTCTCAGCCTTAACCGTTCTCAGCACGTCCAATTTGGTTCCGTTGGGGGCTTCGTTAGGTATCGGCTTGGTCGACAACAATCTGGTAAATCTTACTACACTACCTCGTTTCGCACCGATAAACAACGCCAATCCTGATGACACATCATCAAAGCATAGGTTTCTAGTTCCTAGCTGGCCGACAATTTTCTCGTAAAAAGTCAGGTCGAATTTCGTCTTATCTAGTTTAATCGTTGCGGGCGGTTTATAATATGATGTGTACACGTTTTCTGAAACTGTTGTACCGCTACCATTGACACTTTGTTCTCCGTAATCTACATCATAGATAGTCGGATAATAAGTCGTTTCTTTGGTCTCGAACTTAGTCTCAGTATATGGATGAACAATGGCATTCTGTTCTTCTTTGGTTTCAAGGGCTCTGCTCGAGGCAACACTGCTGCCTTCTTCAGACATACTGAAATTTTCCAAAAATACTGAAAAGCTTGTTTTATCTTTTTCCAAATCAGGTAGGAAGCCCTCTAATTCTGGGGTCTTATCACCTACGTTGATCCGTGTTATTATATCACTACGGGGCACGGCCGCCACCGGCCCCGGGTTTTTGAGTTGTGTCGTTTGATTAACGACAATCTCAGGCGAATTTATGTAGAAAAGCTTTTGGACTTTGTCACGATAGAAAAAGACGCCCTTCATCGTGTCCATCACTGAACACATTAATATAGGGCCAATCTCTGACATATGGACTGGTGCTTCTGCTACAATTTCTGCTGCTCTCTTCAACTCGTCTTTGTATGCCCACCAGAGCAACAAAGACACCGCCGCGGTACCAACCACGGCGGGTTTCAACACTAGTTTACCTACTGCCAAGGACCAACGAGGCTTTAAGTAGGTAATCCCTGTCACTGCGGTTATGCAGGGAACAACAGCGCGGACTATATCTCTAATCGTCCACCTATTTATCCACGCAGCCTGGAGGGAATGCGTATCGTATCTTGTCTGGTCGGCCTGGAGTTTTTGCGCCAACTGTATTTCATCGTTCGTTACAGTCTTGAACGCATGCTCCATGGCTAACCTAGTCCATAATGCTATAATCTCCGGTTGAAGGTCCTTGTAATCTCTGAAGAGGACCATACCAATTTGTTTCTGCAAGAAAGCAGATGTAGTGGCATCGCGGATACGTCCTTTCACTTGGACTGTAGCATAGTTTAACAGACTCATCGGTACACATACTTCCGCCTGCTCAAACATGGCAGGCGTCACACTCCTTGTCAGGGAGGTGGCCCTCTTAACAGGGACTTTGGTCACCACCGACGGAACGGTGGTGTTGTTGGGTGTGGCTAGGACAGAAACTGGCTCACTGTGG